TGGTGAGTATCACCTTGTTGAGGATCCTGACCCTGTCGTTGTCAACGACAGGCTTCGGGTTTTTCGTAAGCAGCTACTTAGGCGGCTCGGAACTTCCTCCCCTGTTTCCCCTGAGGCTTTTGCCCAGATGTACACGGGACGTAAACGAACCATCTACGACAGAGCGGTAGAAGATTACACGATCAACGGTGTTCGCAGACGCGACGCTTTTAGCGACAGCTTTGTTAAGTGCGAGAAGGTTCCAGGCGATAAAGCACCTCGGTGCATACAGCCTAGGAGGCCTGTCTACAACGTGGGCGTCGGGCGGTATCTCAAGCCGCTCGAGCACAAGATCTACAACACTATTCAACAAGTGTTTGATTCCACCACACCAATCGTCTTGAAGGGGTTTAACGCGGTAGAGACTGCGGACATCCTCCGACAGAAGTTTGAGTCATTTGAGAAGCCAGTGGCGCTTGGGTTGGACGCGAGTCGGTTCGACCAACATGTCAGCAAAGAAATGCTGGCATGGGAGCATAGCATTTATAATGCGACGTTCCGCAGCCCGGAGCTTCGGAAACTGCTGAAGTGGCAGATTGACAATGTGGGGTTTGGGCGATGTGATGATGGCACGGTTCAGTATCGTGTCAAGGGTAAGCGGTTCAGTGGAGATATGAACACGGCCCTGGGCAATTGCCTCATCATGTGCGCAATGATCTATGCGTATGGACAGGAGAAGGGAGTGAAGCTCGACCTCGCCAATAATGGCGATGATTGCGTTGTCTTTATGGAGCAACGTGATTTGGAGCGGTTCGGTAGGGGGCTGGATGATTGGTTTGATGACATGGGATTTGTCATGACCAAGGAGGCACCCGTCACTGAGCTGTACCAGGTTGAGTTTTGTCAGTGCAAGCCAGTTGAGGGGGCCAATGGCCTCATCATGTGTCGCAACTTTGATAAGGCGCGAGAGAAGGACACAATGTGCTTGTTTGACATCACCGCACCAAGTGCCGCTAGAAAGTGGCTGGGGGCGGTGGGTGAGTGCGGCTTAAGCCTCACGAGTGGTGTGCCGGTGTTTCAGGAGATGTACAAGGCATACATTCGTCATGGTGAAAAGAGCGAGATTAGGAATAGCGTAGGCTGGGAGTGTGGGATGACCTACATGGCCAAAGGATTGCACCCAAAAGAGTGTGCGGTCTCAGATGACGCTAGATACTCGTTTTATGTCGCATTCGGAGTCACACCCGATGAGCAGGAAGCGTTGGAGGACTATTACCGCGAGTGGCGGTTTGAAGTGCAAGTTGAGGCACGTGAGGTCCGGACGATAGCTACTGCTCCCTTTTAGGAAAGCCGTAATGAAAAACTGAATTGGTAGTAGGTTTCTCAACATGGCTCGTCGAAATGCAAACAAAAAGAAAAATGAGTTGACACGACGTGGCAACGCAACGGCGCCAAAGAGGCAGCGTCGGCAACAGGAAGGCGTTTTGAATACGCCGATACGGACCCTTTCCTTCTCCCCCAGTAACCCTGGGCGGGCGTTGGTTCGAGGCTCGATTGAGCTCCGCAACGGCTCGGGCGTGTTCGGGTTTGGCTACACCTCCTTCGGGGATTGGTGTGGCCAGGCACGATCACTGCTTGGGCCATTTTCCTACTTTCGGGTAGAGCGGGCTACGGTCAAGGTCTGTGTCGCTGGTGGTACAGCTTCCGCGCACTCGGTGGCGTTCAACATTTCCAACAGTTATCGGGGTGACTCGAACACTGTAGCGGTGCTGAACGACGATTACGCGGCTCTAGCCACTGCAGCTTCTATGCCGACAATTGTCGCTCCTGCTAGTTACTGGGCTGGTCGATCGCGAATGTGTTTCGCGGCGGTAGACCCGGTGGCTGGCGTGCCAGCAGAGAATGATCTGGTGGCAGGTGTGGTTAGTTGTTACGGCTCTGGAGGAGCCGATGGAACGGTGGTTGTAGGATGGGCCATCATTGAGATGGACCTCACGTTCCATACGCTGACGTAGCGCTACGTCGTACCATAGCACGAAAGTGTGGTGAATTATCCCCGGTGACTAGGGATCGCAGACCCTATTTACAAAGCTGCGTTTAGCCGGTGGAAGTCACATTGCCAGAACAAAATGGCCTATGGTGTACATATACATATATTTGCCCTTCTCGCGGCAGCAAAACAACAAACCCGATGGATTTCGGAAGAGAAAATGATAGCACAATAATTCGGTTGAGTCTAGAGTCATGCAGAGAGTAACCAACTCCTATATTGAACTAAAACGATGAGTGTGAAGATTTCTAAGTAAAAATTTGAGTAGTGTGTCTGGTATCGTCCAGGCTTTTATATTTTATTTGTGCTGCTACTACAGGAAGACGACCTGTAGGGTGTTGAACCTCGCTCTGAGAGTGAGAAAGACGGTGTCCATACAGCGATGTGTGGGGGTGCACTCGGTCTAGTCAGCTAT